GTTCGGACATGTACTCCGGATCGGCAAGGTTCTTCCCGCGAAAAAAGTACGCCATTACGCTCCACCGCCGAACAGGTCCAGGACTTCCTGGGCGCACCGCTTCGCGATGATCTCGCAGTATCGTTCCTCAAGTTCGACGCCAATCACTTTGCGGCCCAACTGCTTGGCGGCCACGAGCGTCGACCCTGAGCCGCTGAACGGGTCCGCGATGAGTCCGGGCGGGCAAGTGCTCATCAGTGCCACCATGAGGGCCACAGGCTTGGCGTGGATGTGGTCCTTCTGGTCCGGGTAGATGGTGAACACGGAGAACGTGCCGTTATCGGCGCGCACCATGCCGCGTGCGTAGATGCTTTCGTGGGTGTAGCGGAACGGGCCACCGTTCATGCCGGGCCGCTTCTTGTCCCACACCAGACGGTCATCCCATGAGCCTGGCGGATCGGGCAGGCGAGGGCTGCCGAACGCTATGGCCGGGCGCTCACCCCATGCGGAGAGTGCTGCGTCGCGGGTGCCCGTGGTGTCATCGTTGGCGATGTTTCCACTGGCGACCTTGGCGTCGCCCCTGCGGCGGTTCTGCCCGCGTCCGTAGCTAACATCCCATCCAACGGATGCTGTGCCATACGGCGGATCGGTAACAAGCACATCAGCGTCAAGCCATTCGCGGTGCTCAGTCAGGCAGTCGCCGTGGTAGAGCGTCACGTAGTCGTCTTGGTAGTAGAGGCTCATGCTGCACGGCCGTTGATGAGGGTGTGGGCGCTGGACCTGTCCCGGCCCATGGCGTCCCCGGCCTGCTGGTAGGTGGCGCCGGCGTCGATGGCGAGGCGGGCGAGTTCCCTGCGGATCCGGCCGTGGGCTTCGTAGGTGGCGGAGACCTGCGCCAACATGTTTAGTACAACGTCTGGATTTGTTATTGCGTCCGTCTTGGGCGCGGGTGTATCTTGTTTCAAGAGACCATTTCCCCTCAGATAATGGTTGGCCCGTTGGATGTGATGATCCGGCGGGCTTTTTCGTTTGTCAGTTCAATCAGTGTACTCCAAAGTTGCTCGTTCTTGCGCACTGATACGCGGGTAGTTGTGGCGTGTCGCGCCAAATAACTACTTGGACGGTACGCAGGTTACCGACTGTTGACTACCTGTGCCCGGGCACACAAAAAGGGGCCGGCGTCCGAAGATACCGACCCCTCAAGGGACTGGCCTAAAAGGGAGGTTCCGAGTCGGGGCTGTTGCCGAACCCGCCCGTGTTGGACGCCGCAGGGGTCGCCCACGGGTCTTCCTGTGCCGCCGCCTGGCTGTTGCCGCCGAACCCGCCGTTCCCCTGGCCGTTGCCACTGCGCTGGGTGCGGGTGACGTTGGCCGTGGCGTACTTGAGGGACGGCGCCACTTCATCCGCTTCCAGTTCGATTACGGTCCGCTTCTCGCCGGCCGTCGTCTCGTAGGAACGCTGCTTGAGGCGGCCCTCGACCATGACGCGCATGCCCTTCTTCAAGGTCTCAGCCACGTTCTCGCCGAGTTCCTTCCAGGCGGCGCAGCGCATGAACAGGGTTTCCCCGTCCTTCCATTCGTTGCTGTTCCGATCGAACGTGCGCGGAGTCGCGGCGACCGTGAAGTTAGCCACCGCGCTGCCGGACGGTGTGAATCTGAGCTCCGGATCGCCCGTGAGGTTGCCGGTGATGTGGAGAATGGTTTCGCCTGCCATGTCTATGCTGCCTGTTCTGTGAGGGTGTACTTGGTGAGGTAGTCAGGGTGGAAGCCGTGCCAGTGGAGGTCTGTCTCCGGGGTCCGGCCCGAGACGATAACGACGGGGACGCCCTCATAACCGAGCGCCTTGATGGCCTCGAGGTCCGCCGGGGATGTGGTGACATCCACGTCGCTGTAGTCGATGCCCCGGTTATCGAGCCAGCGCTTCGTGGCCCGGCATGGTTGGCAGTTCGGTTTGGTGTAGACGGTTACGGTCACTGCTTGCCCGCCTGCAGGTCAATCTCCGGAAGGATGGCCTCGGGCTTGAGAATGATGCGGGTGTGGTAGACGCTAACGTCAACCGGCGCTAGCTGCTCGGCCACATAGAACGTGTTGTCGCTGAGACCGATGTAGTGCTTGCGGTAGTCGTTCTCGCCCTGCCTGCAGGTGACGACTAGCTTGCGGTCCTGAGGGTCAATGGAGCACCGGCCCTCCACGTAGAAGACAGGCTGGCCGGTGATGCCATTGATGCCCGTAATCGAGCGCTGAACCTCGAACTGGTCTGCTGCCTTGGATAGGTTGTCCGAGGCTGTTTTGGCGTCCGAGGAACAGGCGGAAAGTAGGGCCACTGCCGCCAAAGCGGTGACGGCGGCTACTGCTGTTTTGCGGTACTTCTGCATCATGCTGCTGCTTTCTCTGTGATGGTTCGGTGGTAAAGGTTGTCCAGTAAATTCCAGGTGCCGGTGCCGCGGTCGTAGAACGGGGTTGCTTCGGGGTCTTCCCACCGCGACAGCTTCCAGCCGTACTCACGGGCCGCGCCAGCCCACTTCGTGTCGGACTCAATCCGGCCATTGACCAGCGAGCACATGACAATCACGTTGGCTGGCCGGTCCAGTACCTTGGATCCGCCAAGTCCCCGGTTGATTCGGTGTTGGGGGACGAGCGTGTCCTCCCGGCCCGCGCAGCCGCACACGCAGTGGAGATCTCTAGCCAGGTAAAGCGCGAACTGGCGGCCGTTCACTGCTCAGCCGCCGCAGGTTCCTCCACCACGTCATCAGCCTTGGACACGATCAGGTCATGCACCCCGGCGATGTGCTCCACCTTGTGCTCGTCAGCTTCCAACGCCTTGCCAAGGTCTGTGGACTTCGGCAGGTACGGGGCGAGGGCGCGGATCCCGGACTTGCGGGCCATCTCTTCCTCATTGGTGCCCCACGGAGTTTTCTCCCACCGGTCCGGGCGGCGGTCAATGACTTTATCCTTGGGTAGGTACGCCCACACAGTGCCGGCACCCTTGATCTTGGCGATGGCGACGACGCCGGTCCACTCGCGCTTCTCCTCATAGTCGGCCGGGGACCAGTCGAAGAACCGGCCGCGCTCACTGTTGGCGCCGTGGTCGAACTTGTCACCCTTACGTACGAGGAACGATTCGATCTTCTCGATACGGCCGGACCGGTAGGCGAGTTCGATGTACCCCTGGTAGCCGATGATCGGCAGGCAGGTCCACGTCTTGACCCAGTTGTCGCCTTCCTTCTTGGACACCTGACGGGGCGTCAGGTAGAAGTGGCCGAGCGCGGGGCCGATCTCCAATTTGAGCTGCGCGGCGAGCATGATCCCACCGAGCAAGGATGAGGGGGTGGCCTGCTGGAGTTGCGGGGACGCGGAGACGCTGGAGATCGCGGCGCGGACAAACGCTGCCGAGTTCATGGCCCCGGCGAGTTGCGCTTCAATGGCGGGCTGCTGTGCCTGCACAAGGTCACGGGCGGTCGGGTTCTTCTTCTGCTCAACAGCCTTGACGGCTGTTGCTTCTGCGAGCGGGCTAGTCATTGTCCTTGGCTTTCTTCCGGAGGAACGTGCGGGTTGGTGCGCCGGTCTTCAAGTACTTTGGGTACATGTCGGGGTGGTCCTGCTGGAATTTCTTGTCGTCGAACTTCGTCGCGCCCTTCCGGGGCTTCCAGGTGAACAGGGTTTCGCCGTGGTAGGTCAGTTCGACGGCGTCCTTCATGGCGATCTGGAGCTGGAGCTTCACGGCGTCAAGCTTCTCGTTGATGGCAACGGCTTCGGCCTGCATCAGCCCGTAGGCTCCCCACAGGTCATAGAGCGCATCCCCGCCTTCGACCTTCACGTCCGGGTCGCCTGACCACAGCAGGGCTGCGTCGTCCAAGCTGATGGGTTCCGGGGCGACGCCGGCCAGCACGTTACCCTCCCAGAACGCCTGCGTGAGCCGGACCAGTTGCTCATGGAACTCCCGGTCGGCCGGGACTGTGTAGAACTCCGGGGTGTTCCCGCCGTGCAGAACAACAAGGTAGCCATACGGGGCGCCCATGATGAGGATCTGCTGCTGGATCTGGATCTGGTAGTTCAGCGGGATGCCCTCTTTCCACGCGTCCGCCATGAACGCATCAGAGGACTTGATCTCCAGCGGGACCACGACGTCGGCCGCGTTCACCAGACGGTCAGGGGTGGCCAGCAGCCAGGGGAACTCTTCGGAGCGGATCAGGCCGGGGGAGGCGATGACCTCAAGGTTTTTGCGTTCCCGCACCCATTGGGCGATGGGCTCCTCCAAGCGGTGGCCCCAGTCCTGCCGGTCAGACATGTTGTCGTCAATCGAGTCCGACAGCTTGTCGAGGTAGACCGACAGGGGAGTGCCCCACTTCGAGAGCCCGAGCACGGCGGCAGCATCGGACGCGCCAAGGCCCTGCTTCCGCATCCGGAGCCAGTGTGCGGTGTCCGGTGCCGGGTCCAATACGGTGTAGCTCATGCGTGGGCCTTCTCTCGGATGGTGATGCCGTGGCCGGCGAGTTCGGCGTCGGTCGGTTCGGTGAATGGGCAGGTGCAGTAGCAGATGTCCCAGCGGCATTCCCCGCAGCGGTAACGGCCGC